GTTTTAAGTGAACTGCTCGAGAAGATGGCCGCCCGCATCAACCTCCGAATGCTCAGTGCCGACTCTAGTCTTACTACAAACAAACCGTCTACCCCTTCCCATCCTCCTTCCGACAACCCATCCACCTCCGCCGCAGCCGGCTTCCAGTCCCTGCCTAACCTGTCCTTCCGTTCCCCACCCACCTGGTCCCTCACCTACAAAGGTGTTGCTTTCCATGGCGTCTGTGACCCTCCTTGCGAGCCTTTCATCCCCATTGCTGGCTACCTTAGTCAGATGATATCGCACATGACCCCTTCCTCCGAACCCCATCGCATCGAGGATGTCAACAACCTGGTTGCCGTTGGTCTTTCCCAGCTCGGTGTAACACCCAGCATGTCTCTCGGCGAAGTGGAAGTCCTTCTGAATGATCGTGTGGCTCGTGTCCATGACGGATCTGGCCCTTTCTTCGACCCTGTCCCCGCTCCGGTTCCTGCTCCTCTCTCCCCTGTTCCAGCCGCTACTGTCTCTCCTCCCCCACCCGCACCTCCCGCATCTCTGGCTCCGGCCGTCACCTCCCTTAACCCGGCTCTCGCCGCAGCCCCCACCCTCAAGCCCTCCTCTGTCCCGACTGGCACCCAGACCCTCCTCATGCCACTCCAACTGACCGCTGCCACCTCTACCGCTACACCGACTGCCTCCCCTACTGTGACCGACGCTCTCTCCACCACCCGTGCTGACTGTGGCCCGACATCCGTGAACGAACCCTCCACCCTGTGGTCCGAATCTGCTCTGGATGAATTTGATGGCCCTGCTCACTGTTCTCTCGCTACCAATCCACCTCTGATTGATGGCCGCCTGTACTCCCAAGTCGTTCAGCCCCCCGTCAAGCCCGTCGACCAGTTCATCGTGTGTGACTCACGTCGTGTGTCCATTGGTTCCACCTCCAAGGCTTCCTCTGTCGCTAGCGAGACCCCGGCATTGATGGAGCTTAATGTCACCCCAGCTTCGACTGGTCCCCGTCGTCCTCCTCGCCCTGCCCCCGGCCCCTTCCCACCTCGGACTGGTAGACGTAGGGCCCACCATATCGCTGACGACAACACGTACAATGAGGCACGTTTGGCTTACGCTCGCGGTCGACCCACTACTTCCCCTCTGTACAACCAAGGTTTGGAGATTCACTCCGAGCGCGCTTTCTTCTCCTCCTTCCCTCACCACATCAACGGCAAATGGGTTGCTCCTACATCTGTGCTCAACGTCGTTGCTGGTGCTGATGAGGATCTGAATGACTCCACCATCCACTCCGTCCGCGCCACCGACTGTAGTGGTATGTACGAGGTCACCGCGACCAACGGCGAAGTCATCTCCCGACTGAACGTCATGTTCATCGACAGTGACACCACCTCACAGGCTCTGACTCACTTCATCACCCCGCATTCACTCATTGCTATTACTCCTTATGCCGCCGCCCTCATGGTCCAGTTTAGACTCACCAAAGGCGTCTTCTCCAAGTCACACCGACGTATGGTCATGGGGATTGATCCAGTGATGATCCACCTGAACTCGCGTGGAGTTGCTCTCTGGAACGTCCTTACTCAGCATCTGCTGGAGTACGCCGAGCTATACGCCTCTGCCAGTCTGAGGGATCTTGTCACCGCCCTGCTCGACCCTGTGAATGTCACCACCATGCGATGGATGAAGCGCACGCTTCCCAATTGTGTCGCAGCCGTGTGCGAGATGCGTACCGATCCCATCCCCACCCTGTCCCACATTCTGAACGTCGAGACCCCCACCACGCCTGTTTCCAGTGCCGCCAGCAGCCTCAAGTTGTCCGAACTTCAAGCCGAGAATACCGCTCTGACATCCCAGATCTCAACCTTGGAGGCCCAACTTGAGGCAGCTACCCTCTCTCTCGCCACCACCCGCGAATCCATCCAACGTGAGCAGGCGGTGCATTCAGCCGACTCCCTAAAGCAGTACCTCCATGACCACGTCTGTGTGAACTGTCATGAGGAACCATTCCTTAACGCGACCGTTGGCGTCGAAGCCGCTGGCCAGATTCTCTCTGCCCGTCAGAATGCCCGAGAGCGTGCCGCTGATAAAGTTCGTCAGGCTGTCAGTGCTGGTTTCGCCGAGACTGTCACCATGCTTCAAGAGCGTAATCTTTCCCTGGATCAACGTGTCAAAGCCACCGTAGACGAATTGAATGCCACCGCCACACAACTCCGATCTGCACTTAGCCGTTTGTCGTCCGCAGAGGGCCGTTCCCATGACTTGGTTCAGAGAAATGAGCTGCTTGAATCCCAACTCGTCGAAGCCCGCCAGCTCTCATCCTATCAAGACAGCCACCAGAAGGAGACCATCACCGCTCTCCAGACTACTATTCGAGACAGCTTACCTTACACCCCAGTCCACTATGGACAAGGCCAATTCACTATGCCCTCCCTTCCACCCGTCCGGTCCATGATGCCTGACTTCGACCCGTCAGACCTTCTCATGTAGTCACTTACTCGTTATCGACCTCACGCTCTGCCTCCCGACCATGATTTAAGCGCGCCGATCCCCACCCGCCCGTATTCACCCCATTCCCTTTTCCCAGGCTAAGTCCACTGGCCTTCTCTGGTTGTTGCCGACCCTCTCTTCCGATGCTTCACTCTATTCATC